AAATGAAAATCTTAAACCTTTATGCTTGTCTTGGTGGTAATCGATATAAGTGGGATGAACTTGGTAAAATTCAAGTAACCGCAGTTGAACTAGATCCAGAACTTGCCAGACTTTACCAAGAAAGATTTCCGAATGATAAAGTAATTGTTGCAGATGCACACCAATATTTGATTGACCATTACGAAGAGTTTGATTTTATTTGGACAAGCCCACCTTGCCCAAGCCATAGCCGAATTAGATTTGGACAAGCAAATAGTGAACGAGAAAATTACAATCCTATTTACCCCGATATGACTTTATACCAAGAAATAATATTTTTAGATAACTATTTTAAAGGGAAGTATGTGGTTGAAAATGTAATACCATTTTATGAACCGTTAATACCAGCGAAAAAAAGAGGTAGGCATTTATATTGGTGCAATTTCAATTTACCAAGTGATTTGGGAGGTAGACCACAACCAAAAGGATTTATTGAATCAGGAAGTAAGCCGAACGAGATATTTCACGAAATAGATTTAAGCAGTTACAAGGGCGAACAAAGGAAAGATAAAATTGCTTGTAACCTTGTGGATTATGAAGTTGGTAAAACTATATTAAAAACCGCAATGGGAATAATTGAAAAGTCAAACTCAAAACAATTGCAGTTATTTTAGCAAACCAAACAATCTATTTTTTCCTTAATTGAAAAATCAATACTTACGAAATAACTTTCGAAATTGAACTGGTCAATGCCAAAGTAATTCTGGGCAATTGCCTTTGCATCGTTGTTGGTATCTCCCAATTGAACCTCCGATATACTATTGAGAATGTAATTCAGATTATAATCATTTGAAGCAGTTTTGGAATTGGCTATCAGTTTAAAATTTACAGTTCTGGAAAGAACCTGTTTCAAACCTCTACCATTCTCGTCATCAAGACTTGAATTTTCCCTGACAAAGAACAAAACGAGGTCGTAGTTATCATCAACTGAACAAGGCTTTTCTGAATCAATTGACCTGTAATTGAAACCTTGATTTTCTGTAATAACCTCATGGGATTCTCCATAGTTCAGAATCTTGATTTTCAAAAGTCTTTCGATTTCAGAACATATTGTTTTAAGTGGTCCGTTTTTCATTTTAAAAATATTTAAACTCCATAAAATCCCCTTTGGGAGGTGTAATTCTGCAAAATCTCACTAGCACTTAATGCCCTGTCGTACATACTTACCCGATATATTTCACCATTGAATTGCCTACTTACAGCAGTTCCCCAACTGCCTACCTTATAGGATCTATCGCCTGTCGTAGGATAAACTGGTGCAGTTGTAAAAGCATTAGAAGCAGACAAAAGACCATTGATATAAATATCCCTGGTTGCACCATTAAATCTTATTGCAACGTGAATAATAGTGTTTCTCGGTGCGGTGTTATTGGCCGATGTTATGGCAGAAGTAAAACCATCCTGACCAAAATATATTGCCGAAAGAAGCCATGAATAGCAAAGCAGGTAACCAGTTAAGCTTATTTGGCCGTTTCCGCATAAAATAGAACCGCCTGTATTATCATTACTGTTTGGAGGTCCTGTTGCCTTAAACCAACAGCACATGGTATAACGAGAAGGCTCAAAGGTAGTGCCAGTAAAGTTTGAGTTTACACCATTAAAAATTGGTACACCTCCCAAGTTATTACTATGCACTACTGTGGCATTGGGCCTAGCAATTGAAGTCAATATGCCAATTGATTCCCATTCCCCTCCTCTGGGATAACTCAAAATATTGTTTCCTACTAAATCAATAGCAAGGTTTTCTTTTACAGTTTCACCTGGTGGAAAAGAAGTATTAAACCGATAATTCAAAGAACCTCGATTCAATACAGTTGGAAAGGTTGGTAAAAAGTTAGGAGTAGAAACTGGGAACATATTAAAACAAACTACCTCTTGCCGTTACCATTATCCTATCCTGTGCGCCTGCGTAAACTGATTGAGTAAACCAAAGCTGATCACCAGAATTAAGAATGAATCCACCTGTAGGAGTAAGAGTTGAATTAGCACCTATTACACTTACACTTGCTGTCGCTGTTGCAAGGGCAAATTCATTTAATAGAAAATAGGATGCACTTGTTACCTTTTTTCTAAAAACACAAATCGTTTGAGCAGAACTTGCAGCCCTTGCTAATTGTGCTGACCTAACCTCTATTATATCAATTCGACCTCCACCATTAAACCCGGCTATTAGATTAGCAGGAGATCCACTTAAATCAATGAGTACATTACTACTATTTAATAATTTGAAAGTGGCTGTGTCAGTCGTTACTGAAAAATCATGAATTGTATATTCAGTATTTAATGAGGTTCCTGTTGCAGGGGTTCCACTTAAAAAAACAATCTTATCACCGGGTAAAATGACTATTTGATTGGAAACAGAAATATAACTCCAATTAGCAATCGAAACAGTATCGGTAGTTGTATTGATGGTTACCGGAACTGTTTTCCAGGGCATCTCTACTAACTTAAAAAGTGTTCCTGTTCCATCTTTAGCGACATTGGCCACACCTCCTTCTGCTGATTCAATATAAGGTACTCGTCCAAATTGAGGAAAATTCATATTCCGTATTTATTTAAAAAGTTTATAAAAAATTCTTCAGTTACCTGACTAAAATCAAATTTGGCAATCTCTGAACCATCAACCGAAAGTATGAAATTAGGAAAGGTTCCAACAAGTGAAACTCTTTCATTAATCAATTCTAATACCTTGCTTTCTGTTATAGGTGTTATCGGTTCTGGTTCAACAATTACAGGATTAATAATTGCACCTGCCTGAGTGCTTATTTCTGCGGTTTTTGTGGCTAATATTTCATCTGATATTATGCTGAGTTCATTAGCTAATACCAATTTTTCAAACTCATTCGCCAGGTTCAAATCAACCTTTTGAAGTAGTGTTAAAAGTTTTATTTGATTTTCAGTCATTTAATTGAAGTTTAAAAAGTTAAATAAAAAGTTAGTTGTGTTTTCTCCGCTTACACCATTTGCACCTGCCGGCCCCTGTGGACCTGTTGGCCCTGCTGGGCCTTGTGGTCCCTGTGGCCCTTGCGGACCTTCCGGTCCTTGCAGCAATAAAGCAACAATTAAATTATGGTTGTTTGCAAAATTAGTTGTTCCTGTACCTCCCGAAGAAATTAAGGTGACAGGTAAAATCCAATAGTTATTTGTGCCAGTAATTAAAGTTGGAAGGGCATTAATTTCCCAAGTTTGAAAATTGGCACTTTGAGTTTTATCTTGAATGATTATGGTAGTTCCAACTATTATCAAAGCCAAAAAAACATCAATATCAATTCCGTCATCTGTAAGGTGTGAAATGTTTATTTCAGTGGAATTTATCTGAGTGGCATTGTTCCAAAGTAATCGTCCTGGTGTAGGGTTTCCGCTTGTTGATGTTGTCCTTGCATTGTATAAGAATAAAGTAGCAGATTCACCGTTTTCACCTGCTGGCCCTTGTGGACCCTCTGGCCCTATTGGCCCTTCTGGGCCTTGTGGCCCTTGATCGCCTTGATCACCTTTGTCACCTTTATCACCTTTATCGCCTTGGTCACCCTTGTCTCCTTTTTCGCCTTGATCACCTTTGTCTCCTTTTTCGCCTTGATCACCCTTGTCTCCCTTATCACCCTGATCCCCTTTTGGACCCTGCGGTCCTTCTGGCCCCTCTGGACCTTCTGGACCTTCTGGTCCCTGTGGACCCTGTGGTCCCGGTGGGCAATTGCAACCACTTTCTGGAGGGCAAGAGTTTGAACAATCAATTAATTCAATCATTGAAAAGTCAATGGATAAAAAGTAAGTCGTAAAATCGTAATTGTCAATTCCAAAATATGTCTGTGCAATTGCCCTTCCATCATTACTTGTATTGCCAATTAACTGAACCTCTTTGATGTTGTTAAGAATGAAATTCAAATTGTAATCATTCGATTCACTTTTTGAATTGGCTATCAACTTGTAATTTACATTTCTGGACAGCTTTTGTTTTAACCCTCGGCCCTGTTCAATATTGGGAGTTGAATTTTCCCGAACAAAGAATAAAACTAAATCATAATTGTCATCAACTGAGCAAGGATTTTCAGACCCAATTGACCTGTAATTAAATCCAGTACCCTCACTTATTACTTTGTGACTTTCGCCATAATTCAGAACTTTAATGTTTAAAAGCCTTTCAATTTCAGATGATATTTTTGAAAGAAATTGATTTTTCATCTTGAAAGTTCTTTTTGAATTGCCTTGTTGATTGTCACTAAGGACTGTTTTAACTCTTGATCGGTCGGGTCAAAGATAACTCCAAAATTTTCCTCATTATAACCTGCAATTTTTCTTTGTTCATTGGATAGGAAACCAACACCGTAAGACATCGGTCCAGTAGGCCCTGGTTTTAAGTCTCGCATCATATCGTTTTTAAAGGTCAAATCAATATGATTTACTTGCCTTCCATTCTTGCTTCTTTTCTTGCCATAACCTTCGGAATAAGCCCCAAACCTATCAGTAGATGGACTTGTAATTTCCCCTCCATCAGATTTTTTTCCATCCTGCTGAATCCTGTTTTTCATTTCAGGCACAAGGGTTACAACTGCCTGACGTAGAACTTTATCAGGGTTCATGGCATTGGTCAGGTTTTTAATTTGCACCTCTAAAAACCCTTTAATGGAAGTATAATTTGACATTATTTTATTTTAAAAAGTTGCAAATGTGAAAAGCTTATTATTTATTTGCAGAAACAAATTTATAAAAACAAAATGGAAAATATTATTAAACCAATCAGCGACATTGCATTCTTAAACACAGGTCTTTTGTTATTAGGAGAATCTGACCAGAAAATTTATGCTCGGATATCCTATGCAAGTTTAGAAAGCATTCAAGCAATGGCCTTCCACTTGGGAGGAGAATTTGAAATTTACCGAAAGCAATTGATAGAAGGGCGATTTCATTGTTTCGGATTTTTTACAATCAAGGTTAAAAACCTTGAATTGAATGCTACCTTTGATATGTCGGAAATTGCCTTTGCAAATCAACTGCAAGCCTTTTCAATTGACAAGTTCATTTGTGAGGCAGGCACTAGACTAACAATTATTGACAATTCCTATTTTGTTGTATGATTATGATTCCAGAAAAAGAAACCAGAAGAGAAATAAAAGAAGGGGTAATCTCCTTCTTTTCTGTTCTTTGTTTGTTGATATTGTTACTACTTTTAGTATTAAAAATCTTTAACTATGTCAATACCGGAATTGCCCATTTTTAGCGTCTGTAAACCAACGCAAACCTTGATGGACAAAGACACTAACCATATCATATCAGACAATTCAGATGTTATTATTCTGGATTATAGAAACGAAAAAGAAGTGTTAGTATGTGCCTATGGCAATTATCGGAGGTCAGTTGTTACCAATGTATCCTTTTTAAAACCTTACCCTCATGGAAAATAAAGATATAACTATCTGCTTAACAAGCTGCGGTCGTTTTGACCTGTTAGAACAATCTGTAAAATCGCTTACTGAATTTTGGGATGGACCAAATCCAACTGCATTTTTTATTAATGAAGATTCTGGTTTTCAATTGCCTAAAATTATTTCAAATTATATTAAATCAATTTGGCCTGACTGCGATTATAAAGAATTTGCAGGTCTAAAAAACCAAATTGCTGCCATTGATAGAATGTATAAGGAGGTAAAAACTCCTTATGTTTTCCACACAGAATGCGATTGGCAATTCTACAAAACAGAATTCATGCAAAAGTCAATGGACATCCTAGAAAACGACCCAATGATAATGCAGGTCTGGATTAGGGCGCAAAGTGACAGGAACGGCCATCCAGTTGTTGGAGTTCCCCGAATGACTCCTGATAGAACCAGATACCAAATGATGAGTTCAGATTATAGAGGTCAATGGTCAGGGCATTCTTTTAACCCGGGTCTTAGAAGACTATCTGATTACAAAAACCTTTTTCCAAATGGTTATGCAGGGGTTACAACTTTCAACATCAAAGAACCCTGGACTTCTGAAATGCAAGTTGGTCAGGTTTATAAAAAGGCAGGTTTCAAAGCTGCAACTTTAATGAATGGCTATGTAACTCACATTGGAGGAAATGGAAGACACATTTCAAGCTGATTTCCATAAGTGGACCCGGTATGATTTAAGGGTCTGCCTAAAAAAGGAACTGGAAATAAAAGTCAGGAAGTTAGATCAATACCTTGCTCAGAATCAAAAAAACATGACGAGTAAAAAGCTTTACATCCATAAAAAAAAACTGGAAATTTCAAAGCTTGAATCAATCCTTAGATACGTGTAATATTTTACAAAGTATTGATTGCCATTTTTTAAAATTAAAAATGGTTAATTTGAATCATGAAAACTTTATTGATGTCATGCCTCTTTCTATTGTCAGCAATAGCACAGGCACAAAGGAATCTACCTGCAAGATTTAACCTTCAAAAAACCTCTCCAAAGACATGGACAGGCAAATGGGGTAATTTATCAAAGCTATCTGGCAACAAATGGTTTGGATGGACACAAGATTCAGTCACAAATATCAAGACTTGGTACGAGGAACCAGAGCCATCCAAGAAAGCAGCAAATCTTGCTCCATTAGAATTACCTGTTATGCCAACAATGGATGAAGTGGAGTTTGTACCAACAATTGAAGAGCCTTTATCAAATCAGAATGTTGCCCCAGGGCGAAAGACAATAAAGACATTGTATGTCGTAGACTTTGGCACAATTCAAAAGCAGGGAGGTGAAACGGCCATGATGAATCATTTAACTGCTCTTCATCAAAACAAAGTGGAAATGAATAGAGAAATATTGGACATCAATATCGATCCGACATTCAATACTTTCTTTTACAAGAATGCAAAAAACAAGATTGATTCATTGTGGACAAGTCCAAATGTAAATGCTTCTTTAAGGACTTCTTTGGTCCTATCTCAATCTGGAGTTGAGAGTTGGTTCAATAACGGAAACTACAATGGCGATAGGGTTCACATAATCAACACGACCTTTAATGGTGGTGGAATAGCTTATGTTGGAGCATTGAATAACAAAGCTGGCAGAGTTGCTGTAAGCTGCATCTATTCAAGTGCCATCTCTCCTAACTGGAGGCGGTTAATGAATGGAACTAATTTTAGTCAATTATGGCATTCTGTTGTTGTTCTTCATGAGGAAGGGCATAATGACGGCTCAAGACATACTCACCGTTGTGGCGAGTGGAAAAATCATGAGGGAAAGTTTGCACCAATTGATTCGTGCCGTTCCGAAAATTGCAATCCTTTTTCACCAGCAAGGGGCGGTTCCCAGACTTTTGTAATGGGATACGGCCAAAATTGTGGTGGTGTAGTACCCGACCACGGAAATAAAGTGCGGATTAAAATCCAGAATACTTGGAATCAAGCAACAACAATTTCAGGTACTTATCTCGGTGCGCCAAGTTTATTTGTAGATTCTTTGCAGAATAAGGACAATCGATTTATCTTAAAAACAGAAGTGCTTGCAAATTCATTGGGTTCAATTTGTCGTATATTCGAGAATGGCATTCAGATAAGGGCTTTCAATGTTGGCTCTGCTGCCATCAACAGGACCGATACCATCATTAAATCGGGCAGCAACCGATACAGGGCGCAACTAGAAGGCATTGGGCAGATACATAGGTCTGATTCATTTACCGTTCGTTCTGGGGCTTCTGGACCAGTTCCTTGTGTTTACACTTATTCTACTTGGTCAAGTTGTATCAATGGTGTACAGACAAGAACTGCACTTTCTTCTCCGGCAGGATGTGTCGGAACTCCTGTATTAAGTCAAGCTTGCTCAACAGCAGCTACATTAGTTTCTAATCAGGTATGCTATCAATCAAATGGAAAGTGGCGATTAAAATTTAATATTCCTGTTGCCTCAACTTCATCACACGCAATAAATCTTTGCCGATATGGACAGAATTGCAATCTTGCTAATACTGTTTTACCTACCTGCGGAGGCAGAGGAACCTATACACCAACAGCAGCCGAATCTTTGGCTGGATTAATTGATAGAGAATTGAATCCGCAACCAATACCTCCCTCTGCTGGATCTTGGTGTTATCGGGCATCAATTACAATACAAGGTCAAGTCTTTTGGACACCTTACTTTGTATTTACAAGATAAGATTTGATGATAGACGCTTAAAAAAGGTTTAAAGCCCATCGGAAATTCTGATGGGTTTTTTTTAACTCTTCGGAGGCGGTGGTAAGGATTCAATCCTATTCCTTTTCTTAATCATATCCCAAAAGCCTGTTATAAACTGGCCTAAAACGTATATCAGAATTGAATCTGATGTATCAATCTTTTCAAACTTATAAAGCCAGCCAACACCGAATAAAAGCCCTCCAGTAAATAGAATTACTGCCACAAAAGAGGCAAGTTCCATCCACCTTTGAAAGTTCATTTATAAACCTGGTATTACTCGTTTGGCTGCTTCACCAAATATCTGACCTAAGATCCTCCATCCTTTGCCTTTTTCACCTGATGACCTAGCAAGTGAATCCATAGTGGAATGGAGCCTTTCAAAATCCTGATTCAAATAGTATTCCGTTATTCTTTGCTCTTGCTGAATACTCAATGCTAACCTTTGCAAAGAATCATTTTCAGAATAAAGTCTAAGAATCTCCAATTGATGCAGGTGAGTTCTAATTGCCAAAGTATCAACTTTGTTTTTTAGTTCCTTTTCGGTTTTTGTTGGACCGCAGGAAAAAGAAAAAAGCAATGCGAGAATGAAAGTATTTTTTACCATTTTAAAAGTTCTTTTATAGTATCAATTAGTTTTTGAAGAAAGCCTTTTTTTCGGTCTTCGATTGCTTCCTTTTTCAAGATTGGGGAAATGTTGGTTTTCCATTCCGGTTCTTTAAAGTCCCTTGTTCTTTTGTAAAAGTCCATCCCCAAAAGAATTAACCTACCAAGCACTAAGATAGCACCACCATGAAACAATAACCAGGATTCCGAAAGTTCCATGACTGAGATAAACCAAAGCCAATAAACGGTTATATCAGTAATCATTTTATAACAATCTTCCTTTATTCTGCAAAGGAACTCAACTATTTCTTTCATTACTTTGACCAAATAACTTTTGAAGGCAATGAGGGATCAGAATCAACGTGAATCCAACTTTTATAAATTCCTATACGAGTGAATCCAACCTGCTGTAAGGCAGTTAAAATCTTATAACCATCTGTTCCAGTTGCATAGGCAATGTCAGCAGCGAATCCTTTTGTATGGGCTGAGTTTGGAGTACCTCCAACCTTTTTATTGTGGGCTTCAGTACGATATCCAGAATTGATTTTAAAAGGAACTCCGGCAATTCCTCTCGCCTTATCCAACTTCATTAGAAAGTCAGGATTCATTTTTGAACCCGACCCGGTCAGGTCTGGGCTATCAAATTCAGAAAGGTTAAAGTTTTCTAATTCCATGCAGCAAAACAAACGATATTTTTTGAAAAAATCAAAGGTTTTAAACTATTGAAAATCAACCTAATATAATTTATTTTAAAAATATTTTATCTTTTTTATTAAATATGTTTGCATATATAAAAAGTAGTATTACCTTTGTCTCAACAAACAGAAACAAAAACAAAAAACAAAATGACAACAATAGAATTAGGAAATATCGGATGCAAAGAACAAGTTCAAAAATTAACTTTAAAGTTAAGCGGAAAAACATACATGAATTTTATAGTTGATTATTCAATATGTGCCGGAAATTATCCTGTAACAATATCAACAGAAAGGCCAGAAACAACAGAAGATGAATTAAAAAGCATGGTTTTATTTTTTTTATCTTGTGAATTTTAAATCAAACCGGGGCTTCGGCCCCTTAACTTTTAAACAAAAAATAAAATGAAAACAACAATTGCAGTAAGAAACATAACCGCAGTTTCTGGGAAAGTATTCACTTGGTTCAGGTTCATAAATGTGGAGTCTGATTATAAATTATGCCATGACGAAAGCTTTGTGCTTCCATGCCTTACGGATGAGGAGTGTGAAATGGAAACAAAATCCTCTATAAAAAACATGGAAACTCTTATTGAAGAATTGGTATAATCATGGAAAATTTACAATCATATCAAATCGCACAAGAAGCGATTCAAAGAACTGGACGAATGAATGTCCTTTTCACATCACGCCATAGCAAGCCAGTAAGAGCATGGCTGACTGCAAGACTTGCACATCATCAAGTTACTCAATACGATTTTTATCTAAATACTTCGTACGGATTTAAGTGTACAATATCTTTTGCAGATAAATGGTATCCAGGTATAGAACCAATTTTTTAAATATGCCTAAAGGAATACCAACAACCGGAACACGCAAACCCGGTGCAGGACGCAAAGCAGGACCGCAAACAGCAACAGTTTCTTTCAGAGTCCCAATAAGCCACGCAGCAAGGATTAAACTATTAGTCAAATCCTTTTTACTTGAGTTAAAAAATGAACCTTCTTAATTGAAGGTTTTTTTTATTTATATTTGCCAAACAAATTTTTAAAGCTATGCCACTAAAACAAGGATATTCTGATAAAACTGTGAGTAAAAATATAAAGACCGAAATGAAGTCTGGGGTTAAACAAGACCAAGCGGTTGCAATTGCCTTGTCTGTAGCGAAAAAAGCAAAAAAGAAGGCAGCTAAAAAATAATGGCCGAAAAGAAATTCAAAAAGACAATTGATGGTAAAACCGTTAAGTTCGGGGCGAAAGGGTATTCCATTGCTCCCGGAACTGAAAAAGGTGATTCTTATTGTGCAAGGTCAGCAGGCATCAAGAAATGTAAAAACCCACCCTGTGCCAATGATCTAAGCCGTCAAGCTTGGGGATGTGTTGGTAAGAAATCGGTAAAATCAAAAGCTGTAAAATTTAAAAGGACATAAAATGAAAAAGCCAGGACTATACGCAAACATAAACGCAAAGAGAAAACGCATTGCAGCAGGTTCAGACGAAAAAATGAATCGGGTCGGCAGTAAGGCTGCACCATCAGCAAAGGATTTCAAGGAGGCTGCCAAAACAGCTAAGAAGCCAACTAAAAAGAAATAGTTAGTAAAAAATCTTATCAGTAAAATGACGGCACTTAAATTTAATCAATATGGCTTTTCAAGATGGTAATCAGGATGCAGCCTATTCAATTGAAGAAATCAAAGAACTGGCAAAACTTTATTGTGAACATTTAGCACAAGGACTTAGTAAACAGTCATTTGTAGATTGTTGTTTTAAAACTATTGAAAGCAGAATTGAAAAAGAACCTCATGTTTTTCCGTCCGAAAAAAGAGAGATAGAAAAAGCATTAAGAGAATCCCGTAGATGGTGGGAACAAGTCGGGAAAGATAATGTTGTCAATAAGGAGGAAATGACAAAGGATTCTGAAGGAAATATAATTGTAAAAAAAACCTCATTAAACTCGGCTGCATGGATTTTCAACATGAAAAACCGATTTAAAGATGACTGGAAAGACAAACATGAAACTGAACTTTCTGGTAACGTAGGAACAGTTATAATGCCCCTTCCTATAGATGCAGATTTGGAAGAAAATGATTGATAAGCTAATTTGTGTCGATAGTAAATCTTAGCAATCGTAAGCTTTGGAATAATAAATACCTTAAAGCAGTATTATATCCAAAAACCTATAATGTACTTTTTGGGGGAAGTGGTTCGGGCAAGAGCCAGACCATGATTCAATTGTTTCTTTCTGAAATACTGAACCATGAGGTTAATCAGAATCAAACCTATTTTGTTATCCGTAAAGTAGCCGGCACTCTAAGAAACTCAGTATTTGCCGATTTTAAAAACAAAGTATCTGATTGGAATTTGGAAAATAATGTCAAATGTCAAAAGAGTTACTTGGAAATCCATGCAGGTACTAACCGAATAGTTTTTTTAGGATGTGATGACCCTGAGAAATTAAAGTCCTTAAGTCAGGCCAAATACATTTGGATAGAGGAGGCGACTGAACTAACAATGGAAGACTTCACCCAAATTACTTTGAGGTTAAGAGGGAACAGTAAATTCCAAAAAAGATTCTTTATTACCTTCAATCCAGTTTCAGATTCACATTGGATTAAAAAAAGATTTTTTGATGAACCTCCGCAAAACGAAAAGGATTCAATTCTAATTATCCATGCGACCTACTTAGATAATCTGGATAAGCTAGATAAGGAATATGCAGTCAGGATGGAATCCCTAAAAGATGTTGATGAGACCTTTTACGAGGTCTATGCCAAAGGAAACTGGGGAGTTTGGGATCGTGAATCCTTATTTGCAAGAAACTTCAAACAAGATGAGCATTGCCAAAATTATACAGTAAAAGCCCATCCAGGATTGGAGTTGTACCTATCCTTTGACTTTAACGTGACTAATACTTGTGTGATTGCTCAATTTTCAAAGAATAGCGTAGAAGCTGGCTATTATGCTAAAATCAATATCCTAAAGGTTTACCGGGTTGGTGACCTTGAAGAACTTTGCAAGGCTATCATGCTCGATTATCCCGGTATGAATTATATTATCAATGGTGACCCGGCAGGTAATAGCAGACAGGCAGGCACTAAAAACAATATCAGTAACTTCCAATTGATTCAATCGGTTCTGGGGGTTCGGGATATCAATATGCAGGTGTTAAGGTTTGCCCCTTCACATTTGGCTACAAAGTTAATTTCTGATATGTGTTTCAAGAAATGCCTATTCTGGATTTCAACTCCAAACTGTAAGGAATTGATAGCTGATTTTAAAGAGGCAAAAGTTGATAGGACTGTAAGTTTAGATCCTTGGAAAAAGAAGAATCCAAATATGAGCCATGCTCTTGACTGTTTTCGTTATTTCATTTATGGGAATTTTCTGGAAATAACCTCAACTTATAACCTCGATAAATTTGATGCGAGAAAAATGCAACTGTAATTTCTTAACTTTGTAAAAATTCAAAAAGATATGAGTTGTAATAATTGCGGAACGTGCTATCAGATTTGTTCACCGTTCCAATCTTGTTTTTCTGAAATGTTGGTGCAGGTTCCAATTGATTACACAAGTGAAGATATAGTTATAAAGATAGCCAATGGTCAGGGGATTACATTTGAACAGCAAGCGGAGGTCGTAGAAGGCTTTGCAACAATTGATTTGACATTGTTCCCTGATGGGTTCTTTTCTTCTTATGGTGGTCCTTATTCTTTGCAGTTCTTTGATTATATTACTTTGCAATTAATTAATTTTGTTGCAATGAATGGAATGGATTATAATTGCATTCAGTTTGAATTTCAGAATGGGTCTGAGGTTGAAACGATAACAATATCAGCATTCGGTTAGTGGACTTTGTCGTAGGAACTTTAGTAAAATTCAGACGTACATCCGGGACAATTTGTTCCGGAAACGTCAAAAAGATTGATGGTGAATTTTTAACCATCAGCGGAAAGTGTGGAGTTTTCAAAATTCATGAATCAAAAGTAATCACTAAATAAGATGTGCAGTTGTGGGAGTAAAGTTAAAAAGCCAGTTGTTAAAAAACCTGTAAAGAAATGATCAACCTAATCTTTGAAGCTACATCAACTGCCCTCTTTGCTCAATTCTTTTGCTATGCCATTATATTTGTTCCATACCTGCAATGGTATTCTAATCTTATCAACAAACTCCCTGATTACCTTTCTGACCCTTTAGGCAACTGCCCTTATTGTTTTGCTCCCTGGTTATTTTTATTTTTCCATTATGTTCCAATTCCTCAAGAAATCAAAGAAGTCTGTTTTGCCTTCGGCTGGATATACTTCATCAATGCCTGTTTCAACAGATTCCTCGAATCAGAATGATAAGCCTCAATATTTAGGCAATGCTGACAAAATCCATTGGCCAAAGATTGAATTTGCCTTTAAGTCTGGAAACAAAAACTATTTCTGTTGGAATCAAGACATCATGATTTCATGGGAACGCATGGAGGCAGCTAAAATGATTTATCGGGAGTTGGATTACCAAATGAACCCAACGATGCTGACACAGCATTGGGAGGCCATAGAATCACTTCTGACAGACCCAAAGAAGAAGGTTGAAAAGAAGATGCTTGAAATAGGGGTGCTTAATGAATCAATGAAGCAGGCCCAAAACCTGTCAATCAGATTAGACACTCAAATCAAACTGGCAACAGTTAAGTATTTTGATGAATACGAAGATCCTTTTGGTTATGACCATAAGTATAATTTAGAAAAGGTAAAGTTTTGGTCATCTAATAATGACATCTCTACTTTTTTTTTGAATCTGCCGCAAAATCAATATCTGCAACCCTCGGAAGGGTTACAAGAGAATTTCCAGAGTTGTTTGAAAGGAATAGCGGTCATGAACATAAAGAACATGGAACTTCATTCTACTTTGATGAACTCGGAAAATTTAAGTCCGGATATAAAGAAAGAATTAGATTTGCAAAAGGAATGGATGTTAGCTATGAGTCATTGGTCAGACGTTCCTATTACCAGTTTTATTTAGATTATTCTATTTGGCTGGAGGCAATCAAAAAACAAAAATAGTGCAAATTGTCTACTATCTCACAGAATAACATAGTTGTTAATTATGTTGTCACCAGCGACCAAATCGCCAAAACTAAAACTGAATTTGATAAATTAACCGATGCTGAAAAGAAGGCTATTGGTGAAGCAAAGAAGTTTAATGACCAGTTAAAAACAACTGGGCAGGAGGGAACCCGATCTGTTAAAGGGGTTGGCAATGAAATGAACAATTTGAGTTCAATTGCTAAATCAGGTGCAGGATTATTGGCTGGGTTCTTTGCGGTTTCAAGTATTAAAGCCTTTGGTCAATCAGTTTTTAATGTAACTGCTGAATTTGAAAAGATGCAGGCAGTTCTTAAAAACACTTTAGGCAGTAATTCTGCTGCAATGCTTTCAATGGAAGCAATTAAAAACTTTGCAAAAACTACTCCATTTTCAGTTCAGGAACTTACAGCTAGTTTTATAAAATTAGCCAATCAAGGTTTTACGCCAAATATTGACCAAATGAAAAGATTAGGAGATTTGGCATCTTCTACTGGAAAATCATTTGACCAATTAACTGAAGCCATTATAGATGCACAGGTAGGTGAATTTGAAAGACTTAAAGAATTTGGAGTTAGGGCGCAAAAAGAGGGGGAGAATGTAAGATTTACATTTAAGGGAGTAGAAACACAGGTTAAAAATAATAATGCTTCTATTAGGGAATATATTTTAAGCCTCGGAGAATTAAATGGTGTAAGTGGGGCATCTGCTGCAATTTCTGAAACATTAGGAGGAAAAGTTAATAATCTTGGCGATGCTTGGGATAACTTTCTAAACAAAATAGGAACTTTATTAAAGCCAGTTTTAACAGAAGCATTAACTGTTACGGCAAACTTTATGGACCAAATAAATGATTTGTTTGGAAAAGGAAAAAGTGATGCTGAAAGGTATTCAATTACTGAATTAGAAACCTTTAAAGCCTATCAAAAAACGGTTTTAAGTTTAACAGATGACCAATTAGTTGCATTTGTCAATAATCAAAAAGAAAAATTGAATTTGGCTCAAAATGAATTTGTTAAATATTCAAAAAAGGCAAATGAACTTGGAGTAGCAACAAGAAAAGCTGCTGAAATTGGTTTTGGTCAAAAAGAAATTGTAGATGCTGTTAAACTAGCAGAAACAGCCAACCAGAATATTGCTGCTGCAAAAGGCCGAATTGCTGCTGCTGAAGAACAGATTAATTTAAGAGAAAAAGCAACAGCAACTACATTACAAACAAAAGTAGAACTAACCGATGCCGAACTCAAAGCCCTAAAATCCCAATATGATGCCAAATTGAAGCTTTTGGAATTAGACCGAAAACAAAGGGAATTACAAGGGACTTTAGCTAACGATCCAAATGCAAGATTAGCATCTGAAATTTCATTTCTTAATGCAAAAGCCAATTTGCAAAAACAATATGCAGCACAAGGATTAGCCATTACCACACAAGAAATTGATATTACTAAAAAAGAATCTCAAATTGCTCAAAATGAATTAAACCAGCAGTTTAAAGATCAGCAAATGGAACAATATAAAGTTGCTGAAACTAGTGCAAAGGATGTTGAAAAGGCCAGAAAAGCATCAATGGATCAAACGGTCAAGGATAATAAGGACATGATTAAAGCAATTAATGAGGAAACTGATAATTTTGCTAAAATAGAGTTTGAAAGAATAAAAGAAATTGCAAAACAAAAAGAAGAAGCTAATCAAATGGCTTATGACCTAGCGGTCAATACAACCAATTCACTTTTTGAACTTCAATCTCAATACGCTGCCAATGAAATGGCAAGAAAGAATAAGCAATTTGATGAGGAAATCAGGTTAGCCGATGGCAATGTTCAAAAAATTACAGAGATTGAAGAAAAAAGAAGAGCAGCCGAAAAGGAATATCGTGAAAAAGAATTTAAGGCAAATCAAATGCAAGCTATTGCCAATGTTGTTTTTCAAACTGCTCCTATAATTGCTAAATATGCTGCTGGTATTGTAACCGCACCATTGGCTATTATTGCTGCTGCTTCTGCTGCTGCTCAAATTGGTTTTATCCTTGCACAACCACTTCCAGAATTTGCCGAAGGAACAAAAGGAAAGCCATTTAAAGGTAGGGCGATAGTTGGTGAGAAAGGAACTGAAAAGGTAATAACTCAATCAGGAAAGGTTTATTACACTCCTGGAGTGGCAACCTTAGCCCAATTCGATGAACCTGTCCAAATCATTCCAAACAATCAATTAGGAATAAACGACAAGAGGCAGTTAAGCCTTATTTATGGCAACACAAGCAGAACAAACGACTCAGGGGGAAGGATAATTGAAAAACTATCTAATATCGAATCAGGATTAAAGAATATGCCTGTGGCTGCGATTTCATTGGATGAGAAAGGGTTTATGAAAAAAGTAAGAACTCCAAACCGTTCAACAACTATTTTAAATAACAGATTCAAAAATTAATTCTATCTTTGCGGTGTTGCTACTCCGATAGTCTGTTTTTCATTTGTTTTTTTGTTTTGAAAGAGCCAGAATTAATTTCTGGCTTTTTTGTTTTATCCAATCTTTTTATTTTACTTTGTTGCAAGTTTTAAACAAATAACAAAAAAACAAAAT